TGCAAATATTGACTTAAGTAATCCTACATTAGCTTTATTTAATTCTTATGCAAAGGAATTTTTAACTGCTATTGAAGAACAAATTAAAAAGAAAAATGTCAGAGCAAGTGGAACGTTGCAGGACAATATAGAAGTAATAGCAAATGAAGATGGTAGCGGCATAAAGATTTCAATGATTGATTATTATGACTTTGTAAATAAAGGAGTTAAGGGTGTTGATAGTCGTAAAAACGCACCTAATAGTCAATATCAATATAAGACTTATGGAATGCCTAAAAGTGCAAGGAAAGGAATAAAAGAATATATACAAAGTGGAAAAGCAAGTATAAGTGTAGTTAATCAAAAGAGAACAACAATAGGAGCAGAGAAAAAGAAAATATCGTTAATAGATTTAAAAACAAATACATTAGTTTATTTAATAAAAAAGTATGGTATTAAAACTACTAATTACTTTGATATTGCAATCGAAAACGTAGTTAAAAATTTAAGTGAAGATATAATGAATTTACTAGGTAAAACAATAATTGTTCAAATAGGACAACCAAAAAAGAAAAAGAAATGAGCATAACAATTAATACCAATCCTGCAAGCGGAAGCACGGCACAAGATGACCTTTGGCACGTTGCAACCAGTACGGCATCAGGTAGCACAGATATGAAATATATCTTTGAAGTGTACGTAGGTGGCAATAGGAAAATATCAGTTAGGCAATTCCCCGAACCATCAAACGGTAAGGCATATTTTAACGCAGGCGCTACGGTGCGCAATAGCATCACTTTTAATTGGTTTGAGCCAGTTGGTACGGCATACGTTTACGAGCCAAATTTAAGCGGTGAAATGGCGGTACAATACGATATTAGAGTAGGCGAGGAAGTTAGCGGAATAACAACATTTAATCTTGCATCAGGAACTACAACGGCATACAATTACAATGCCCCTTTATTAAAAAGAAGGGTATTAAGTTTGTCTGATAGATTAAATAAATGGTTAAACAATAGACCGCTTTACGCAAATACCAAACTAGGTGAAAATTTATATATTCCATTTTATACCAATGCAAACCTCAATTTAAAATGTGCAACCTATGATGGAAGTAATAATGTTATAGCATCAGCAACTGGAAGCACTACAACAATAGAGAATGGCTTTGTACAAATGAATATCGGTAGCGCTGCTATTGCAACCGAATTAGGAATAACAATAAATGATAGTGTAAAGTATTATGAAGTATGGTTTAATAGTTTTGATAAAATAAGGGTTAACGTTGTCTGCAATCCAAAGTATGACCCAATTAATATTCACTTTGTAAATGCTTGGGGAATGTGGGATAGTGAAAGATTTGATTTAGTCAGTAGGCTTAATATGTCGGTTGAACGTAAAGCATTTGAGCAAAGAGATTATAGGTTTAACGGAACTACGGTTGATTACAAAAGCGCCTCTAATAGGTATTACGAAGGGGCAATTAATTACAGTAACAAATCAAACTTTACTTATAAGCTAACTGCCGATGCTTTAACCGATGATGAATATACTTGGATGGCTGACCTTATAGCATCACCACAAATACTGATGGAGATTGACAGTTACTTTTATCCTGTAACATTAGTAGAAAATAATTATGAGTTTAGCAAAAATGTATTTAACAAATTAAAGGCTTTAGAGTTAACGTTTAACATGAACCAAACAAGATATTCCCAATTACGATGACAAGAATATTAATCGAAGGATTCGACCTAGATATAGATAAAGGATTGAGCAATCAAATTACTTATTCGGTAAGTGATTTAAAAGCAATAGACACTAAGACAACATCATTTAGTAAAACAATTATATTGCCAGGAACTGCAAATAATAATAATTTACTAGGTAATATTTTTGAGTTTAATAATGCTAATTATACAAACATTGTAGACCCAAATGTAAAGTATAATTACAACGCAAGTAAAACGGCTAATTGTAGTATTCAAGTAAATGGAATGACAGTAATTAAAGGAGTATTTAAACTACTTGAAATTATTATTGATGGTAAGAATATAGAGTATGAATGTAGTGTTATTGGTGAACTTGGTGGCTTATCGATGAAGATGGGGGCAAAGAAAATTGAGGAATTAGATTTTAGCGATTACAACCACGTTTATAGTATTGCAAATATTACTGGAAGTTGGGCGAATGAAAATGCTGGTGCTGGTTATTACTATCCTCATATTGATTACGGAACTTATTCTACCGATAAAAAGAATTGGAAATATGGCACGTTTAGACCTGCTTTATTTGCAAAAGAATATTTAGAAAAAATTTTTGATGCAAATGGCTATACGTATGAATGTGATTTATTTAGCACAGATAGATTTAAACGTTTAATCATACCACATAACTTAAAAAAAATAGTAAGTTATCTAACAGGTCAAATGGAGTTAGCTGCTAAAATTGCAACCTATACAGGCGCAACCGCTTGGAGATGGAATGCAGTAACATTAGGTGATTTCCTTTCGGGTGATATTGATGGCGAAAGCTGGTATTATAACGGGGCAAGTACAATAACTGCCAATTTTAAAATAGCATTATCAGGTCAGGTTATTTCGCAGGACTTTGCAGGGGTTAAACCTTTTGAATTAAGAAAAAATGGAGTGATTATCGGATTTGTAAATATAACAACAGGAAGCAGCTTACCTTTTACATTTTCAAATAAACAAATAAACGTTAATAATGTAAGCATTGCAAATGGTGATACATTTACGGTAACTTATCCATCATACAGTATAACATCGTTAAGGCAGATTACAAGTTCATTTAAAGTAAGCACTAATTCGGTTAGTCCTGTAACAATTAATCTAGGTGATACTATCACAATAAATGATTGCATCCCTAAAAACATTCTTCAAAAAGATTTCTTTGCTTCAATACTAAAGCTATTTAATCTTTATGTAGATGAGAATAGGTTTGATGAAAAGCATTTAATAATAAAGCCTTATGTAGATTATTATGATGGTAGTGTAGAGGATTGGAGTGATAAGGTAGACAGGGGCAAACCGATAAGGATTAAGCCTATGTCGGAGTTAAACAGTCGTTATTATATGCTAAAATATAAAGATGATAATGATTATTATAATGAGTTATATAAAAAAAGATATAACGAAGCATACGGAAGCAGAATGTTTGACAGTGAATATGAATTTTCAAAAGAAACAGAAAATGTAGAATTGATTTTTGCACCAACACCATTGGTTGGCTATGCAGGCGAAGAAAAAGTATATAGCACTATATTTAAACAAACAAATGCGCTAGAGGAAACTATTGATTCAGTTATCAGGATATTAGTAGCAAAGAAAATTACAGGAGTAGCAAGCTATAATATCCTAGATGGTGCAACTGTATTAACAAGCCAAACTGCTTATGGATATGCAGGACATTTTAATGACCCTGATGCAGTAGCAAATGATTTAAACTTTGGAGCAACACAAGAATTATTTTTTACATTGGTTAGCGGTGCTTTAAATGTTAATCAGTTCAATGTTTATTATAGTCCTTATATGGCAGAGATTACAGATAAGGATAGCAGATTATTAACTTGCAATGTAAAGTTATCCGATGTAGATATATTTAATTTAAACTTTGCTTCATTTAAATACATTGATGGTGGTTTGTATAGATTAATTAAACTTACTGATTACACACCTGAAGCAAACGATACAACAAAGGCAGATTTTTTAAGGGTAATAAATAAAGAATATTAAAATGGCACAACAAAATACAGTTCTAGCATTTGAGATAAAAACGGATTCAAAACAAGCAGAAGCATCGGTAGGGTCTTTTAAAAAACAATTAAGAGAAGCCAATAATGAATTGCTAAATATGGCTTCGCAGTTTGGTGAAACATCAAAGGAAGCTATTAATGCAGCAAAGAAAGTAGCAGGATTAAAGGATGCCATCGGTGATGCAAAAGCACTAGCAGAAACATTTAACCCTGATAAGAAATTTGTTGCTTTAGGTGGTGCGCTACAAGGTGCAGTCGCTGGATTTAGTGCCTTACAAGGTGCTATGGGTTTATTTGGTGCAGAGGGTAAGGATGTGGAGAAGATGATGCTAAAGGTACAAAGTGCAATGGCTTTGCAGCAAGGGATTAGCGGAATAGCTGGTGCAATGGATAGCTTTAAGTTATTAGGTAATGAGATTAAGGGGAATGTTGTAAAAGCATTTAGCACATTAAAAGGAGCAATTATAGCAACTGGTATTGGTTTGCTTGTTGTAGGCATAGGGTTATTAGTAGCAAATTTTGATAGTGTAAAAGCTGCTATTGAAAGAATGATTGGACCTTTAAAAGTTATTACTGATTTTTTCGGAAAAGTGATTGATGCAGTTACTGATTTTGTAGGTATAACAAATGAAGCTACAAGGGCAACCGATAGAATGATTGCAGCAGCAGATAAAAGCATTAATAAAAATAAAAAATTTTTACAAGAACATGGAGATGAAATAGACCAATATACTAAAAGAAAGATTGATGCAGAAATTAGTTATAATGAAGCAATAAAAGTAAATGGTTCAGACCAAATAGCACTGGCAAAAAAATTAAATAGAGAACTTTTACAAGCTGATGCAGATAGAAATAAACAAATATCATTAGATGTAAAAGCGGCACAAGATAAAATAGATAAAGCAAATGAGACAGCAAAAGCAAAACAACAAGCAGCAACAGATAAATATTTTCAAGATGCAAGAAAACAAGGGGCGTTAGATTTAGAAATTGCAGCAGCAAAAACAAAACAGGAAGATGACCAAATAAAAAAAGATGAGTTATTAGCAGCATCAAAAGTTACTATTAGTTCAAATGCTGCAAATGCAGTTAGGATAGCGACTACACAATCTGAAGAACAAATAAATGCTACAAAGAAAAAATATAATGATATTGATTTAGCAGATGCAAAAATATTACAAGATGCAAAAGTAAAGGCAACAGTTGATACTTTAAATATTTTAAGCGATGTATTGGGTAAGGAAAGCGCAGCAGGAAAGGCAATAGCAATTAGTAGCGCTTTAATTAATACTTATTTAGGTATTACTGCTGGATTAAAATTAGGTTTTCCTCTTGCAATCCCTGCCGTACTTGCTGCATCAGTAACAGGATTTAAAGCAGTTAAAAGTATTATAGCAACTAAAGTGCCTGGAGGTGGTGGAGGGGGTAGCGCACCATCAATGGGCAGCATGGCAGCACCAATTAAACCACAGGCAGAAACTACAACATTATCAACTGCATCAATTAACCAAATAGGTGTAGCAAGTTCAAGGGCATTTGTATTGGAAACTGATGTTACAAATAATCAAGAAAGAATACAAAGATTAAATCGGGCGGCAAGGATAAATTAAACAACTAATTTTAAATTATATATTATAAATATGAAATTGCCTATTTACGATTTAATAATTAATCAGGATGAGAATAACGATGCAGAGGTTTCTTTCGTGGCTTTGGTTGACGCACCTGCAATTAAAAAAGAATTTCTTGCATTTAATGAGGAAGAATTTATAGACCCAAACAAAGGCGAACAAAAGGATGAATTTTTAAGTCGTTGTATTAGCTATGTAGTTAATGAAGGTAAAGAAACAGAACAAGCAGTAGCGATATGTAATAGCTTATGGGAGCAACACTTTGAAGAAAAACCAATGGCATTTGCTATTCAGTCAGAAAGCGAACATATTATTACTGGCCCGTTAATGATTCCGCAACAATTAATTTATAGAAATTCAGAACAGTTTGGTGAGCATTATGTAAAGTTCTCGGTTGATACTATCAAACAAATTGCAATTAAATTTAGCAAAAAGGGATATCAAAAGAACGTTAACCTTATGCACGAAGCAGATATGCAAGTTGAAGGGGTAACAATGTTCGAAAGTTTTATTAGTGATTCTAAACGTGGTATAAAGCCGATGGAAGCATTTAAAGACTTACCTGATGGCACTTGGTTTGGTAGCTTCTACGTTGAAAATATGAAGGTTTGGGAATTAGTAAAATCAGGTGAAGTAAAGGGATTTAGTGTTGAGGGTATGTTTGATTATGAAGCACCACTATCTGATGACCAAAAACAACTAGCAGAATTAAGAGAAATTTTAAACAGTTTTTAAAAATCAATATAATAGTAATATGGAAGCAAAAGAAATTTTACAAAAAGTAAAGCAATATTTTAATGAATTAGCTGCTGCCCCTGAAGTTATGGCTGCACCAATTGCAGAACCTACCGAATACGAATTAAAGGATGGCGGTAAAGTCATGATTGATGTTCTTGAAGTTGGTGGTATTGTAATGATTGATGGTAGTGCTGCATTAGCAGGCGAAGCCGAATTAGCAGATGGTACAAAAATGACTATCGGAGATAACGGGGTTATTACTGCAATATCAATGCCTGAAGAACCAATGGAAGAACCTATCGTTGAAGATATGGGAACAAAGTTTGCAGCATTTGAAACATTGACAAGCGAAAAATTTGCTAACTATGAAATTAAGTTTTCTGCATACGAACAACGTTTTGCTGATTACGAGGTTAAAATGAAGAAAGCAAATAAAGTAATTGACGAACTTTTGAAATTATCAACTTTACTTGTGGAAGCACCAGTACAAGCACCTGATAGTTCAGTAAGAACATCAAACACTTTTAAAGATGTAGAAGAAAAAAGAACACTAAATATTTTATTTAACTAAACAATTATAAAAAAATGGCATTAGCTTTTAGCGGATTATCCGCATACACAAAACAACTTGTTAAACCACTACTTACTAGTGCTGTATTTGACGCAAAAACACAACAGTTAATTCTTGCAAGTGGTATTGTTATACCAAACGTTAAAAGTTCTGTTGCAATTCCTTTGATGGAAACCGATGCGGTATTTGCTGCACAGTCTTGTTCTTTTGACGCAAGCGGAACGACTACTTTCTCTCAACGTTCAATTACTGTTGGTAAAATTAAAGTAGAAGAAAAAATTTGCCCGAAAGATTTAGAGGCTTATTTTACCCAAGAAGCGCTCAAAGCAGGGTCTACATATGAGGACTTTGGTAATGCAGATTTCCAAAAAGCATTCTTAGATAAAAAGAATTTGCGTATTGCTTCTCAACTTGAAACTGCAATATGGCAGGGAGATGCAACTGGTGCAACTGCAAACACTAATAAATTTGATGGTCTACAAAAATTGATTGCTGCTGGTTCACCAGTACTTGCAAACGTATCAGGTTACACAGGTGTAACAGGTTCTCCGATTGTAACCGTAAATGCTTCAAACATTATCGCTGCAACTGAAGGTATCTACAAAGCTATCCCTGTTCAAGTATTGAGCAAAGGTGATGTAAAGATTTTTGTTGGTAACGATTGGTATCGTTTGTTGATTCTTGCTTACAGAGAGAAAAATATGTTTTCTTATAATCCACAAGATTCACAAGCTGCTTCATTTATCTTGCCTGCAACTAACGTTGAAGTAGTAAGTGTAAATGGTTTGAATGGAACTGGTGATGCTTATGCAATCAGTCTTTCTAATATGGCTATGGCGGTTGATTTGGTTGACGAGGAAGGGTCATACAAACTTTGGTATAGCGAGGACAACAACGATGTACGTTATCGTGTAGAATTTAAAATGGGAGTCAACGTGGCTTTCACTAATGAAGTAACTTCATTCATCGCTGCAATTTAATTTTCTAACATAGGGAGGTGGTTCGCTATCTCCCTATTTAATATTTATATTTTATGGCTTCTTGTGCAATCGTAAGCGGATATACAATAGACTGTCGGGAATCAGTTGGGGGAGTTGACGCAGTATTTTTCGCAGAATTTGGAAACGTAACAATACTTGACGCTAGTGGTATTGTTACAGGAATTACAAAAGCAGCAGGTAAAAAATTCTTTAAGTTTGAAATACCTACTAAATCAAGTGCAGTTGCTGCAAGCAATCCTACTGGTTCTATTGAGAATGGTACTTTGTTTTTTGAACAAACTTTAGATTTCCCTATTAATAAAAGAGATGCTACTACAAGGAATATCATAACTACTTTATCAAAGAATAAAGTTGTTGCGGTTACACTTGATAAAGATGGCACTTACAGAATGTATGGTAAACAATTCGGAATGTATTTAGCTGCAAGCACAGGAACAAGTGGTGCTGCTGCTGCTGATGCACAGGGTTATATGCTGAAGTTCGAAGCAAGTGAAAGGGAAGATTTCTTTGAAGTTACAAACGCACTAGGTTTGCTTTTGACTACTGCTGGATAACAATTCTTAATATTTAATTTATGCCCCGACCGATGAAAGTCGGGGTTTTTTAATATGATAAATTTAACAAAAGGACTTACCGAAACAATTTATTTCACAGGTACAGAAAAGGCTACTATTGCAAACCCTTTCTTTTTATTTGTGTTTATCCACAGGGTTACACTTGATGTTGTCAAGTTAATGGCAACAAATCAAAGTATTACTGGTAGATACGATAAATTTGCATTTACGGTTAACAACTTTTTTGATTTAAAGGAGGAGGGATTTTATAGTTATAAAATTTATCAAAAGGTATTGGTTACTGATTTTACAGTAGCAGGAGTAGTGGTTGAGGAAGGGTTTATGTATCTTAATCCATCAACTGCATTTGAACCAACTAAATACGAAGAACAAAACAATAATTTCGTTACTTATGAATTATAATAATATTATCACAGTTAAATTCGCACAAGCGGAGCAACCTAGATTTGAAGAAAAGAAAGGTAAAGGGTATATTGAATTTGGTATTAATAATAATTACCCTGATTATTTGATAGGGTTATATAACGAAAGTCCTAAACATGGTGCTATTATTAAAAGCAAAACAAATTACATATTCGGTCAGGGTTGGGATGGTATTGAACAGAAGGCAAATACTAAGGGCGAAACTTGGAATCAGGTAACAAAGAAATGTATTTTAGACGATGAACTTTTTGGTGGTTATTATTTACAAGTTATTTATAATTTATTAGGTGAGATTAAGGATGTGTATCACCTTGAATATCATAAAGTTAGAATCAATAAAGAAAAGAATGAATTTCAAGTAAAAAATGATTGGTCAGATAATAAAGAAACACCTAGAATATACCCTGCTTTTAATATCGCTGACCCTGTTGCAAGTCAAATTTTATTTGTAAAACAATACAATCCTAAGTCAGATTATTATCCACTTCCTAATTATTATCAGGGATTAAATTACATCGAAAGTGATGTACAAGTTAGCCGACATATTTTAGGTAATGCAAAGGATGGTTTTGTAGCTACAACATTAATTAATTTAAATGGTGGTGAACCAGCAGAGGAAGCAAAAGAAGCAGTTGAAAGAGGAATAAAAAAGAAGTTTACAGGCAGTGAGGGAGATAGAGTTGTAATAATGTTTAACAAATCAAAAGATAATAGTGCTGAAATATTGCCATTATCTTCTACGATGTTAACAAAGGAAGATTTTACAAATGTTAATAATTTAATTCAGCAAGAAATATTTGCCTGTCATCAGGTTACTTCACCGAGTTTATTCGGCATTAAGACAGAAGGCCAGCTTGGCGGTTCAACAGAGATAAGAGACGCTTACAAGATATTTGCCAATACTTATGTAAACGAAAGGCAGCAAGCAATTGAGGAAGTATTTAATCAGTTGTTTAATTATGTAGGTATTAATGGTGAATATGAATTAATACCAGTTGAACCATTAAGTTTTGAATTTAGCGAAGGGGTAATGGCTGCTAATATGACAAGGGATGAGATAAGGGAAAAACTAGGCTTAGCTTCTGAAGTTATTGCACCATCAATTAATCCTACTGATAATCCAACAGGTCAACCAATAGCAGCATCAAACGATTCTATTAAAAACCTTACAGGCAGACAGTACCAAAATGTAATGCGAATTGTTAGGCAGTTCACAAATGGAAAACTTACTAAAGAACAGGCTGCTTTAATGTTAAAGAATGGATTTTCTTTTACTGATAGTGATGTTAATACTTTTTTAGGTTTAGATTCTGACCCTTCGACATTTAGTGCCGTTAATAAAGAAACTGAATTGCTAGAAATGTTTGAAAAGTTCAGCGAAAGTTTAGATGATTATGATGTAATTGCAGAAAAATCACCTAAAGAGTTTAATCACTTTGCAGAGGAAGTTAGTTTAAGCCAATTAGAGGCTGAAATTTTGAACTTAATTAGTAAAGATAAGAGAATTACCAGCGAAACAATTTCAAGCGTTCTAAAGCAGGATATTAAGGTAGTAGAGGCATCATTAAAAAGCCTAGTTGAAAAGAATGTTTTAGTATCTAAGGAAATAAAGGTTGGTCAAGATACTATCATTGAAAGAAAGAAAACGGATATAAAACTAGATAAGCCAAAGACAATAACTTTGTCGGTTGCTTACACCTATGACTGGAGAACAGATGTTGTTATCCCTGCAAATGAAAGAGATTCAACGGAGCATCCATCGAGACCGTTTTGTGTTAAAATGATGCAACTTGCAAAAACAAGATTATGGAGTAGTGCTAACATTCAACAAATGAGTGTTGTATTAGGTTATTCAGTATTTGACAGGGTTGGTGGATTTTGGAATAATGGAGGTGATATTGAAACACAATGCAGACACCAATGGAAACCAGTAATAATTAAAAAGAAATAAATGAGCGCAAATATATTATTCATATCGGAAAGTTTAATTAAAAGCAGAACAGGAATAAGTGATGCTATTGATGGCAAACAATTAAAGCCACACATTAAAGTTGCACAGGATTTATATTTGCAGCCTGCATTGGGTTCAACTTTATATCTTCGTTTGCAGTCAGGTATAGAAGCTGCTAACCTTTCTAATTTAGAAAAAGTATTATTGGATAGTTATATTACCGACTGTTTAGTATGGTACACAATGAGTCTTTTGCCTTTTGGATTGGGTTATCAGTTTTTTAGTAAAGGAATATTGCAAAAGACAAGTGAAGAAAGCAACGCACCAAGCAGAGCAGATTTAGAATTGATAGGTAACGAATATAAAAAGACTGCTGAATTTTATAAGCAAAGATTAATTAATTATTTAAGGGAGAATTACTTATTATATTCTCAATATTTTAATCCTGCAACTGGGTTGGATGTTATTTTTCCCGAATTAAAAGCATATACAAGTCCAATTTATTTAGGTAATGTAGTTGATGGTGTAAGGGTGTTTTCTAATAATGCAACTACTGATGGCGCAACAACTATTTATCATACACCAGCAGCAGGGGATAATAGTTTTTCAGTTGGTGGATTGACTAATAAAGTGGTATTAATTGCAACAAGGTCAGGGCTAGTTAAAGGAATTACTAATTTACCTACTGCAAATCCAATGTATTTACAAATTGTTAATAATGTAGTTACATTATCTACTGGAGATGTAACACAAGCAGCCGAAATATTTACATTCACAATAAGATAAAATTATGGCTTATAAAAAAGCATTAATTCAAAAAGTATTATTTCATGACTTACAACCAATTAATAACAACAATAACAAGCCTATTGCAAAGCCATGCAATGATAGAGACGGCAAAGCACACAACCCCAAAAGAATGGTTGCTAAGAGATGAGCAGCCAATTTATCCAATAGCTTGCTTTTCTGTTAATTCGGGAACTATGAATATAGGCAGGGAACAAGTGTTTTCTGTTCAATTTTTCTTTTTAGATAAAAGCGGAAAGGAAGCAGAATTTGAAAACGATGTTATAAGCGACCAAATACAAACAGGGTCGGATATTTTAAGCCTAATGAGAACAGGCAGGAACAGTTATTCAATAGATGATAACGTTTCTTTTAATGCAATATCTGATAAGTACGAAGATTATTTAGCAGGGATAGAATACACAATTAACATTTCAACACAAAACGAATTTACAGGATGCAACGTGCCATTATAATAGTTTTATTATTTTTATCTTTTGGATTAAAAGCACAGGTTTACCAAGCTATGCCGCAGGCTGGATATGGCCCTGTAAAAAGATTTCTTACTGATAGTGTTTTGACTATTCCAACAGGTATAAATTCTTTAAGAAATATTACTGGTGGAAGGGATGCAGGGCAGATAAGATGGAATACAACTGATAGTAGTTTGTATATGTATAGTGGTTCACAATGGATTAAAATAAATACAGATACAAGTTCGTTAAATAATAAGATTAATGGTAAATTAAATATAAGTGATACGGCTGCCATGCTTGCCACTTATTTAAATGCAAGTGATACTATCAGCCTTTCAAATAGAATAAATTTAAGGGTTAAATATTCAGATACTGCATCGATGCTTTTACCATATTTACGAAAGTTAGATACTGCAAGTTTGTCGGATAGGATTAATAAAAAAATGGATAGTTTAATATTAACTACCATTGGCACAGGTGGATTGGCAACTTTGTTAGGAACTACTTTAAACATCCCTAATTATGGTGGTGCTTTAACTGGATATGTACCATATTCAAATGCAACAAATAACGTTACATTAGGAAGTTATAATTTAACAGGAACTTTATTAAATGCAGATTATGCTTTACAGGTAAAAAATGGTGTTGGTGCTTATGGTAATTCTACTGTGAATTATACTGCAATTACTTCAGATAATGGAAGTTTTAATTTTTTTACCAATTGGATGTCGGGACCAACAACCTTTTCAAAGGGGGCGGCTTTCGTATATCCTACAAGCGGTACAACTTTTCAATATTTATTACCTATCCGAAATGGCACTTTAGCATTGGTAGAAGATACGGTAAGTTTATCAAATAGAATCAATGCGAAATTAGCAATAACGGACACAGTTTCTTTGAGTAATAGAATAAATTTAAAAGTAAATATTTCAGATACTGCTTCAATGCTTTTGCCATATTTAAGGAAAGCAGATACAAGTTCTTTAAGTAACAGAATTAATTTAAAATTAAATGCTAGTGACACGGCAAGCCTTTCAAATAGAATTAATCTAAAATTAAATATTAGTGATACATCTAGTATGCTATCTAATTACCAAAGTGCTATAAATGCTCGTGTTAAATATACCGATACTGCGGCAATGTTAGACCCCTATTTAACCGCTGCGGTAACAAGTGTAGGGTTATCAATGCCAGTTGCTTTTAACGTCTCTAATAGCCCTGTAACAAGCACAGGAACGATTGCAGTAACAGGAGCAGGAACGGCGGCACAATATATTCGTGGTGATGGTCAATTGGCTACTTTGCCATCAGGCGCAAGCGGTGGTTCTTCGGTTGATTATTATTTAAATGGGGGTACAAGTCAGGGAACTATTGGCGGAAGTACTTATTATGAAATGAGTAAAATTCCAGTTATAGGAACTGGTGCAGATTTTAACAGAACTAATGCACAAGGCAACGGATTAATTGCTCAATTTATTACCGATTCTTTAGACCCGAATAGAACTGAAATACCAGCAGGGGCATGGAATTTTGAAATGTTTTTTAGTGCTTCTTCAAGTGGTGGGTTGCCGACTTATTATATAGAGTTATTAAAATACGATGGAACTAATTTCACAACAATTGCAAGCGGTTCGGCAAATCCCGAAGGAATAACAAGTGGAACAACTATTGATTTATATTTAACTTCTTTAGCAGTTCCATTTACTGCATTATCTATAACGGATAGATTAGTGGTAAGAGTTTACGTTACTACTTCAGGTAAGACAATTACACTACATACTCAAAACGGACATCTTTGTTTAATTACAACAAGTTTTGCAGGTGGTGTAACATCGTTAAATGGGTTGGCTGCAAATACTCAATATTTGGCCGTTGATACGGTAGGAAGTGATTTTAATATTAACAGTTTAGTTGATACACATACTTTTAATTTACCGACTGCAAGCGCAACAAAACGAGGTGCTTTAAAGTCTGCGGATTGGTCAACGTTTAATGGTAAAATGAATTATGCAGATACTGTAAGTTTATCAAACCGTATAAACACAAAATTAAATAGCGCAGACACTGCTTCGCTATCAAATCGTATTAATACAAAAGCAGATGCATTAAGTGGAACAACAAACACAATACCTAAATTTACTTCAGGAACTACAATAGGAAATAGTAATATAAAAGATGATGGAAATATAGTTACGGTAAACGCAACTGCTGGCAGTTTTGGTGCTTTGCAAGTTGGTAATTATAATGGTAATATTTTAATGAATACTACTAGCACAAGTGCAGGTTTAATATTTCAAAATACATCATCTAGTAATAAATTATGGGATATAAGCAGTGTTGGAAATGATCTTGCATTTGATGAGTCAAATGTACTAGGAGCATCACCTAGAATGTATTTTCAAGCAGGTGGAAATGTTGGGATTAATACAATTACACCAGCAAATACATTAGAAGTGAATGGAACTTTTAAGTCGGTAGGTATTGCGACATTTGGCAGCACATTATCTAACGGAACTTATACCTATACTCTGCCATCAGGCACAGGTACATTAGCGCTTTCAAGTGCTTTTGATACTACTTCATTATCTAACCGAATAAATTTAAAATTAAATAGTGCAGATACTGCTTCTATGCTTAGCAGTTACCAAAGCGCAATTAATTCTAAGCAACCACAATTAAGCGGAACAGGTTTTGTAAAGGCAAGTGGCACTACAATTAGTTATGATAATAGTACTTATTATCTAGCTTCTAATCCAAATGGATATACAAGCAATACAGGAACGGTTACAAGCATAGCAACAGGATTAGGATTAAGCGGTGGTACAATTACAACAAGCGGAACGTTATTAGTAGATACTGCTTCTGCATCAATTCTTAGCAGACAAAGAGCAGCGAATACCTATGCAACTACATCAGCATTAAGTGGATATTTACCATTAACAGGTGGCACACTTACAGGTGCTTTGGGTGGGACAAGTGCAAGTTTTTCAAGTAGTGTAACGGCTGCAAGTGGAATTTTTACTGATGGTAATCAAGGTTTAATTGTTAGACCATATACCTTTGCAGGTGTTGGTACAGGTGCGATTTATTTATTTGGAGTTACACCTACGAATCAAAATTACTTATTTGCAGCTTCATCAACAGGTACAAGTATTAATACCTTTACAGGAGGCAGTATAAATTTTAGCATAAATGGACAGAATCCATCTATGATATTAAATTCATCAGGCAATGTAGGAATAGGAACTACAAGTCCTACTGAGAAACTTGAAGTTGTAAGAACTACTGGTGCTGGTGCATATATTAAAATACAAGATACAGGTGGTAGTAATTACATAGGAACAGAAAGTGGTAATTTTGTATTTTTAAATGGCTCTGCTTCAGAGAAAATGCGTATTACAAGTGGGGGAGGTGTAGCAATAAATACCATAGAAAGTGTAGCAAAATTAGATGTAGCATCTTCATTGGCAAAAACAAGTACAACATTTGCAAGGATTGCATCCTTTAGAACAAATGAGGCATTGGCTTCATATCCACTTGAGTTATCTATTGCACAAAGAGGGGCTACTCAAAATATTGAATTACAAGCAGGGCATTATGGATTAGACTTTTCCGCAAATATTGTACTTCAAAGAGATGGGGGCAATGTACTAATCGGAACAGGAACAGATAACGGAAGCGTGGCGAAATTGCAAGTGGCTGGGGATGTATTTTCATCAAGTACTACCTCTCAATTAATTTTGAATAATACTACCGCAACTACGGGAAGCAGATGGAATATAATATCAAATGCGAGTAACGGATATTTTTATATTCAAAATCATATAAGTGGGAATGCTTTATTTATTAATAATAGTACAAAAGCAATTACTATTGAAAATTTAGCTGGTACAGGCTCAAGAGCAGTTTTAGCAGATGCAAATGGTACTTTATCTGCTCCTGTTTCAGATAGTAGCGTAAAACAAAACATTCAGCCATTAGATTATGGTATAGCTGATATAATGAAATTAAAGCCTGTTTCATTTCAATACAAAAAATCTTATAAAAACTACGGACAAGAAAAGCAGATAGGAAACATTGCACAAGATATGGCAAAGGTAATTCCAGAAGCAGTTTTTACTACACCATCAACAGGAAAGATGGGTATTAATTACGACCAATTAAATGGGGTTTATATTAAGGCATTGCAAGAATTACAAGAACAAATAAATATTTTAAAATTAGAAATTCAAACTTTAAAAAACAAATGAAAAAAACAATCACAACCCTAGCATTGGCATTAAGTATGTCAGCAGCATTTGCCCAAGTATCTGACACATTAATTGTAAAGATGGACACAACCACTTTTAAAAATGTAATTGCAATAATACAAAAGCAATTAGATAGCAAAGCGGCAAGTGATTACATTTTGCAAGCATTGAGTAAATATGAGTTAATCGCAACAAAGCCTAAAGAAATAAAAAAGTAAATATGAAAAAAATAATATTATCAGTTTTAGTGTTGGCATCATTGTCAACGAAAGCGCAAATGTTTAGAAATGGTGGCGATACTGCTATAATTGGAAACGATACTATCTACTATCAAAAGGGTGGCATCTTAATTAAGCCAGTTATTGTTAACTATCAAGGCCAATCAGCTTGGTCATTAAGTTGGACTGCCAACAACCTATCAAGTAACGGAGAAGGATGTAATACCTATGTAACTTTAAGGGGTAAGAATAACCAACAGTTAGCTGATTTTAATTGCTATATTCCTGCTTCAGTAGTTGCAGTTTGGGGCATTTCAAATTCTCCGATTGATTCGGTGATCCTATCTCAATATCCAAGATTTGTAAAAAAAGACTAATGAACTGGCACGATTACAAAATATACATATTGAATGGGGTTGCGTTGTCCGTTTCTCTTACAAGTATTGAAACCTATTTACGCATTTCATTATTGGTCCTTTCAATAGCATACACAATTTTTAAACTTTTAAAAAATGATAAAAATGAAAAATCTTAAAACAAGTTTGGCAGGTCTTTTGGCTGGTATGCCCTTTGTGATTGATGCGCTTATGCAAGCCTATACGGCTGGTTCTTTTACCAACAAAAGCGGTCTACAATTAGTTGCAGCTATCGGGGTGGTTCTTTTAGGATTGTATTCTAAAGACCATGATGTTAAGGGTATTTAGTTGGTTGGTAGCAGTTTCCTTATTAGGAGGCTGTTACACCCAATCTAAGGCGGTAAAACAAGTTAACAAGGCATTGGGTAGCTATCCACAAATAGTGGCTAGAATCGCCTTAGATTCATTCCCTTGTGATGTTATCCGTATTGATACGATTATATCTGTAAGAGATTCGATAGTAGAATGTGAACCAGTAGAAAACTTTACAACCCTGTCCCAAATAGATACAATATATGGGACGAAAAAAGTATTTGTAAAGTTACCTATTAAGACAACTTACATTACCAAAGTGGTTGAATCAACTGCAAAGCTAACCATCATTAATGCTCAATTAGATTCGGTTAACAATGTAATTCGCGAATTGCAAAAGTCAAAGGATGAATTAAGCGGTAAAGTTGAAAGAAAAAATAAAGTTATTTGGTGGCTTATTGGTCTTTTATTATTATTGTCAATTCCTTTAGTTATCCGCATTTTTAAAATGTTATCAATAAATATATAGTTTTACAATATGAAGCAGCCATCTGAAGAATTTTACCGATTAATAAAGTTATTTGAGGGTTGTAAATTAGAGGCTTACAAATGCCCTGCTAATGTTGTAACTATTGGCTGGGGTAGTGTTTTAGATAGCAAAGGTAATCCATTTAAAATGGGTGATAAAATAACACAGGCTGATGCTGATTTACTTTTGAAAAATGAAGTTAATAAAAAAGCAAAGTTTTTAAATAAAGAATTAGGAAAGACTGAAGTAACACAAAACCAATTTGATGCGCTTTTGTCATTTCAATATAATTGTGGTAATGCTGCATTAAGCAGAAGTACATTATTCAGAAGGGTAAAGACAGACCCGAATGATAATTTTATTATTTCAGAATTTGCAAAATGGAACAAGGCAGGGGGTAAAGAAGTTAAAGGATTATCAATAAGAAGGTCAATGGAATCAAAACTTTATTTCACGAAATAAAAATTATGCGCCCAAGATTTAATAAGATTCAAACGGACTGGTGGCAACAAAAGCAATTATTTGATAAACAACTTTACAAGGTATTAATATTTTCAGACTGTCATGGATGGTTGGCAGACCTTTCAGCTTTACGTTGTATTAATAAAGTCCTTCAACATAATAAATTTGATGAGGTTATAATTAATGGTGATGTAACTGATATGCCTTACATATCTAAACACAGTCAGAAATTATATCAAGAAGGTATACTGAAAGGATATACAGAAGTAGGCGAAATTGAATACACCAAAGAACAGATTTTAAAGCCTTTACGATTAAGTACAGATGCTAAGATTAGGGTTAGATTAGGCAATCATGATGAGAGAATAACAAACCCATATAATTTAGGTGATAAGCAATTAGCTAGATTGGCAGTATTATATAAAAACTACAATAGTACTAAATACAATGAGATGCTAGACCTTAAGGAAAGTGATGGATTTATTTATGATGAAAGCGATGTTTATAACCTATTTAATATTTTTGATGTTACACACGGATTAAGTTTAAATAAGACTGCTGCCGAAAAGAATATATTTGAGTATATGGGTAGCGGTTCAACAGGACATACTCACAGGTTAAATTCTAAATACTTAACAAACAGAAAAAACCCATACGTTTGGCTTGAAAGCGGTTGCACAAGATTAACAAAGGAAGTTGAATTTTTCCCAACAGGAAAGACTGCTGATTGGCAACAAGGATTTATAGAAGTTGTATTTACTAAAACAGGATTCTTTGCCCAGCCTACTTTAATATTAAATGGCGAATGTTATTATAACGGTATAATATACAAGGGATGAACGGAAGTATATTAATACCTGAAAACTTTAAGCTGGGTGGAAAAACTATTAATATAATTATAGACAATGAATATTGCAACGATAACAATTGTTTAGGTGAAGCGGATTTTAGTTTAAAAATAATTACTTTATGTGATACCTATGCTGGTAAGAAATTAACAAAGCGAAGCAAAGAACAAATATATTACCATGAGTTAATCCATCAGATATTGCATACTATGAAATTAGAAAGATTAAAGTACAATGAATTGTTTGTAGATAGTTTTGCGGACTGCCTTATAGAATACGAAAGGACAAAAAGATAGTTTGTTTTTTAGTTTTTGGTTTAATCCTGCCGTTTTTACGGTGGGATTTTTAATTTATTTTATGACCTGAAACCCAATAGAATCAAGGCTTATTATAATTATTATATATATGTTATAAAAAAAACTTTAAAATAAATTTGGTGGTAATGAAAAAAGTTGTATCTTTGATTTATCAATAACGAAAAAACAAACAAAATGACTTACGCAAAAATTACATTTAACGGTTCAAAAACTTACATGGTAATTGATAGCGCTAACCAATGCAGGTTTGCTACAACTTCAGAAAAAAAAGCAAAAAACTTTTTAGCTAAACTTTTAAAACAAGTAAAAAATTAAATTATGAAAAATTACAAAATCGTATGTAAAGAAACTGGAAGCGTAATTGAAACATTCGCAACCTATGATGAAGCACAAAGCAGCCTATCTGAATTTGAATATCAGGATTCAAACAATGGTATTTTTGTAGAAGATTTTTACGAAATAATTTAAACTAAAAAAAATGAAACCAAAAGAACTAAAAATGCTTGAAGATTTATATAACTTTTTGGGCGCAAACGAAACCTTGCTAAAGTCAGAATTTAAGAAATTTAAAAAAGCATATCCTAAAGAAAAATTTAACTTTTTACAATTTTCCATAACCATTTATTCAAACTTAAATGAAAACAACAAACCCACCAAACCCAGCAAATGATTTCAACGAATGGATTAACTACATTTTTAACTTATTAAAAGAAAATTATGACAGACAAAGAAATTAACGACGCAATTATTATTTCAATCCTTATTATTGGCGCATTATTAGCCGACAAACTTTTAAACTTTTAATTATGAAATACAAATTTAAAACCGAAATTGAAACCGAAATTGATATTGAATTACCTTATTATTTTAAAATAGAAAATTCACATATTACAGATTCTTATTTTGCTATAATATCAGAAAATTTAGCAATTTGCAATTGGAAAATAAACGATATCACATCATTAAATTGTCCGCAAGTGATAACAAAATTTATTGATAAAGGTAAACAAATTACTGCCGCAGAATTTAAAATTGCAATAACCCAATCTTGTAACCATTTAATAAATCTTTTATGAAAAAATCAATACAATTATACATTAACCATCCCACAGACTGGGAGCAGTCAGTTTATGTTATTATCAATTACCGTGAATGGTATGATGGTGACCAGTTAGATGACCTTAATATTGACAACTGGCAAAGTGATGAGATAGCAGAATGGCTTACAGAAGATATAATATTAACAAATTTAGAAACACACTTAAAAACTAAAAAAAATGAGCAACCTGATTAAAATTCAAAGCGAATTGAAAGCACCTAAAAACCAAACTAATGCGTTTGGAAAGTACAAGTACCGAAGTTGCGAGGATATCCTCGAAGCGGTAAAGCCTTTACTTTTAAAATATGATTGCTTACTTGTTATAAGTGATGCAATTAAAGAAGCAGGAGGAATTATCTACTGCGAAAGCAGGGTTATTTTTAAAGACAAAGATGGTGATATAACAATTAGTGCTTGCGCTGGTATAGAACCAAATCGTAAAGGAATGGATATAGCACAATCATTCGGAGCATCTAGTAGTTATGCAAGGAAGTACGCATTAAATGGCTTGTTTCTTATTGATGACACTAAAGATGCAGATGCTACCAATGACCATAAGCCTAAAGAAGATATTAAACCTTTTATGACTGATGATAAAATGATTAGTTTAGTAGCAAGGTACAATGATGGGGAAAGGGATATATTTGAGAAAGCAAAAGCGCACTTAGTATTAAGGGATAAAGATTTACTAACAATAAAAGCCTTAAAATGATAGAACAATATTCAAGCGAATGGTTTTCCCAAAGAATGGGCAAACTTACTTCATCAACAATTTACAACCTGATGACCGAACCAAAGTTAAAAAGCGAAGCAGGGCAATTATCAGCAACCACAAAAGAATATCTAACAAGTAAACTAGCTGAAAGATTAACTGGTGTACAAAGGGAGTTTACATCTAACGCAACTAATCATGGATTAGAATTAGAAAACGAAGCGATAAGATTCTATGAAGGCAAAACAGGAAACAAGGTTAACCCTTCAGGATATATCGAAAGCATATCAGGATTATACGGTGGTACACCTGATGGATTAATCGAAGGTGGTGGGATAGTTCAAATTAAATGCCCCTACCAATATTCAAACCATATTAATAACGGTTGCATTGATAGTCAGGAATATTTTAAAAAGAATTACAAGCAGTATTACTGGCAATGCCAAAGTGATATGATAGTAACGGAAAGCGAATTTTGCGATTATGTTTCTTATTGTCCACAAATAGCTGATAACCTAAAAATGTTTATCTTTAGGATTGAAGCAAACATTGGTGATATGGAACTACTTTTACAAAAAATACACATGGCAGGGGAATATATTAATAACCTATACAATCAAATTTCAAATGAACGATAATTTAAAAACAATACTTAAATACATTCAGTTATATACCGAATGTGATAACTATGCACTAGGAAAAATTGCTTTATTATTTGATGAATATCCTTTAGAAACTGTTAGGGTACAGATAGTTGAGAAAGAAGTAAAGCAATTTATTCCTGAAAAAAAAGATATAGATGAATGGACAAAGAAATATCTTATAACAAATAACATTACCTATGAACAATTAACTGCTAATAATCGTAAATATGAAACAGTATTGCAAAGGGTTAATTTTTCTAAAGAAGCTAGAGATAATGGATTTTATTTAACGCAGATAGGTAAAAAATTAAAGATGCATCACTCTAGCATCATTCACTTAGTAAACAATTTTCAACCATAAAAACAAAACAATGACAGCACCAACAAATCAAAATGCAGAAGTATTAAATTTGCTTCTAACAGAAAAACAAACATCATTAAACCTAGTGATGAATGGAATCCTTAACCCAACTGCAAGGATTACAAACCTTCGTGCAATGGGAGTAAATGTACTTTGTGAATTTATTTCACATACTAACAAGTTTGGTAGGGCAATCAGGTATGGTGAATTTTCAGTATTGAATAAAAAAGATTCAAGGAGAATTTACAAAGAAATTAATTAATTAACTAGGGGTGGTTAATTCCACCCCTTAAATTTACATCATGATAAGTATCAATTCAAATATATTCGATTTTAAAATAAACAATTCAGCTAAACTATTTTATGTATATCTTCAACATACCAAAGCACTTGAAAAATCAAATGCCCATTATGCCGATTGCTTTGAAGTAAGCACAATGACAATTACCAACTGGCTTAATGAACTTCAGGATAAAGGAATTATAGAAATAATTTTTGATAAAAACAAACGTAAAATAAAAATCAATGAATAAATCTTATTACTTTAGCCATGATTACGCAGCAAGTAACGATGTAAAGATTCTATTTCTGAGGCAACAATTAGGGATGGAAGGTTATGGAATATATTGGTTTTTAGTAGAAAATTTGGCACAGGCTGGGGGCATTCTACCCATGAACATTACCCCAGTTCTGGCAATGCAGATGCAGACAAATGAGGTAAAAGTAAAGGCAGTAATTGAAGAATTTAATTTATTTACAATAGCCGAAAATGGTTTCTTTTCTAAAAGATTAACCGAGCATTTAGACATGAGAAAAAAATTAAGTGATAAGGGTAAAAAAGGTGCTGCTTTACGATGGAAAAATGGGGGGGCTATTGGGGTGGCTAATGGGGAGGCTTATGCAAAGAAAGAAATAAAAGAAATAAATAAGGTGGATTTTTTAACAAAAATAGTTCTTTAATACATTTTCAATCCACGAATGAGTATTAATATTATTTAAACGCATTTTAAGATAGCAAGGATTGATTTTAAATTACTTTTGATAGAATCTATCACGAACCAATTAAATAACCAAAAAACAGGCTTAAAATGGCTAAGACAACAAAAGCACCACCAAACAACAAAGAGGTAGAAGATAGGATTTTAGGTGTATTATTAATCGAGCAGAATAGTGTTCATACCTACATTGCTAAAATTACATCAGAATTTTTTTACCAAACTAAAAACCAATTAATATTTAAAGCTATTCAGGGATTATATGATAAAATGAGTGCAATTGATATTGTAACAGTTTGCCAGCACCTAACTACCAACGAGCAAATAGAAACAGTTGGAGGAGCATTTGAAGTAGTTAAATTAACAAACAATGTAACTGGCAGTAGTTCAATGAATGACTGGATATTAATCCTGCAACAAAACTACCTGCAAAGAAAAGGTATTGTAATTGGTCAGGAATTAGTAAATGATTCTTATCAGGGAGAAATAGAAAACCATTTAAATAATGCTTCTAATAAAATACTAAACGCACAGGAAAGCATTTATAAAAATAGCGAGAAAGGAATGGCTCATTACATCATGAGTCTAGCTAAAGAAAGGGATGCAGTTTTAGAAAATGGTCAGATAGGAATTGATACAGGATGGGAAAGTTTAAATAAATATATTAGTGGTTGGGTTAATCCTGATTTAATTATACTAGCAGCAAGACCAGCACAGGGAAAAACTGCTTTTATGTTGAATGCAATACTAAACGTATTACGACAAGATAAACCAGTAGGAATATTTAGTTTAGAAATGTCAGGGGAGCAATTAGTTAACAGATTAATAAGTTTGGATAGTGGTATAGCACACCATTATTTACGGACTAACAACCTTACAGAAGCACAAAAGTTTATGTTGATGGCAAGTGAGGAAAGATTGCAAAAAGCTAAACTATACATTGATGATACACCTAGTTTAAACATCAGAGATTTAAGGAGCAAAGCGGCAATCTTAAAAAGAAAATATAACATTGAATTTCTTTGTATTGATTACCTTCAATTAATGTCGGGAGTAGACAGGAAAGGAAATAGAGAAAGCGAGATTGCAGAAATTAGCAGGGGATGTAAAATAATAGCAAAGGAGTTAAACATACCAGTAATGGCATTAAGTCAATTAAGCAGAGCAGTTGAAAGCAGACAGGATAAGATGCCACAACTTTCAGACCTTAGAGAAAGCGGAGGCATAGAGCAGGATGCAGATTCAGTTATATTCCTTATGAGACCTGAAACATACGGCATTAAAGAAATAGAAGTGGATGGAATGACTTATGGCAGCGAAGGTAAATGTATTGTTAAGTTAGCAAAAAATAGGCATGGTAATTTAAAAAATATTCCTTTTCAGTTTATTGGCGAAAGGATGGAATTTAAACAAATGATATTATGAGAAACTTAACAGTAACACTTGACCAACAAAAGCACATACAAATAAATTATAAGCTAAAAAAACAAAAGGATTTAGCTGATGAATTAAATATAACTTTAGGGGTATTAAAAGCAAATGCAAGATTAATGAACTTATGTACTGATAGACCAAAAAGAAATAAAGATTGGAATGAGCATTATATTCAACTATCAGTATATGTTAAAAGAAAACATTACAAAGAAGCAGAAGCAGAATTTAATCAACTTGTAAAAAAATATAGATGAAAGCAATAATAGAAAAAGCGAAAAAAGAACTTCAAGAAATAGAATATCAAAATAGAACTTGGGAGAGTAAATTTATGAAACAACAGTCTATATGGGATGAAATTGCAATGCAGATAAATTCATATACAGGTGAAGAACAAAAATATTGGGGATTAGTAATGGATTTGTATCATCAAAAATATTCATAAAAAAAATTATAAACTTATGAAAGCAATATTAGAATTTAATCTACCTGAAGATAATCAAGAATTTGAACTGCATACAAAAGCATTAAAAATGTATAGCACCTTGTGGGATTTTGACCTATGGTTAAGAAGCGAAATTAAATACAAAGACAAGGAACTGGATGAGGTCAGGGATAAATTAAGAGAATTAATGAACGACAATAGAATTGATTTTGATATGGTAGAATAGTAAGGTTTAAGCTGACAAGTTAACTATGATTGATAAAAGTATAATTAATGATTGATAAATTAATGACTATAATTCGGCATATTTCCGATATAACCGTTATTTTATGACAAAGCATTCAACATTATACTTTGCCAAATGGCAATATTTAATTGAGTTTTGGCCGCATATAAATTAACAATCTAGGAAGTAAAATTGTGCCAAATTAAGGAGTTATACTGCGCATATTGTAACATATTTAAACATTATTTGTTATAAGATTGCATGAATTTTGCTGGATATATCATGCATAAAGTGGCATATAAGGCACTAATGATAGGTTTATGCGACATTTAAGAAACATTAAAACTAGATGCAAGAGAATATAAATAGGAGCAGATTAATTAATTACATTTTAAAACATATAAACCATGACAACAAAAGGAAAGGCATTAGAATTATTTGATAAATATTATGAGGTAACAAATAATTATGATGAAGCTAAACAATGTGCATTAATAGCAGTAGATGAGATATTAGAAATAGAACCAAGATATCCAAGCGATGTTGATTGGGATGATGTTGGCGGAACATATCATTACTACTATGAAGCACAAACACAGGATGCTCAAAACTATTGGATAGAAGTTAAACAAGAAATAGAAAAATTATAATCATTGCAAATATGCGTCGAATAGTATTATTATTCAACGCAAACCGTTACAATCTGTCACGGTTTTATAAAAATTTGTGACATAAATTATAAAAACTTGTTGTACCTTAATTATAAAATGTTGCTGATATTAATAACTTTATTTTAGATGTGGATAAGTTTATTATAATTTTATGTCATGTTAGAGAAAGACTTACACAGGTTAGTTTGCGACTACATACGAAAACTTTACCCATACGTTATATTTAGAACTGACTTCAGTTCAGGAATGAGAATGAGTATAGGCATGGCTAAGCGACACAAAGCACTCCAGTATTCAAATGCTTATCCTGATTTATTTTTAGCAGAAGCACGAAAGGGTTATAATGGATTCTTTATTGAATTAAAAACAATAAATAATGTGGTATTTAAAAAAGATGGTTCAATGCGAAAGAACGCACATCATGAGGAACAGGAAACAATGATGCTAAAGCTAAGAGGAAAGGGATATAAAGCAGAATTTGGATTAGGATTCGGACACACAATTAAATTAATTAATGAATATTTAAACAACCAATAACAATGAACGAAGAAAAAAAACAACAAATCAGATTGGGAAGTGGTAAAAAGATTAACGATACTTTCCTAAGTTCAAGCCTGTGTATTACGGATGCCTTAGAGCATTCATACGAATACAATGGCAAAAAGTACATCAAGTTAAACATCAGCATATTTGCTGAACCTGACCAGTATGGAAAGAACGTAAAGATTACTTTAAATGATTACGATCCAAAGAAAGCAAACGAAAGCAAGCCTGTAAGTATTAACACCAAAAGTGATTTACCTTTTTAATGAAAAACCACACAAAAATATATTTAAAGTATTTTGGGTATGGGTTAGATTCGTATTTTGCATGTGAAGTCTGTGATAATCGTGGAGTAGATTTGCATCACATTGAAAATAGGGGCATGGGTGGAAGTAAGACAAAAGATTATATCGAAAATTTAATTTGCGTTTGTAGACAATGTCATGATTTTTTTGGGGAAAAAGATGAATATTTACAATTCTTAAAAAATAAGCATTATGAATTTATGGAACGAAATGGAAGAACAGTTTAAACCAATTAAAGGTTATGAAGGATTATACGAAGCTGGAGAGTTTGGAAATATAAAGTCATTAATAACTAATAAACTATTAAAGAAATCAAAAGATGCGTATGGATATAGTAATGTAGGATTATCCCAAAACAATAAATCTATTACCAAAAAAGTTCATAGATTAATTGCAATAGCTTTTATTCCTAATTTAGAAAAAAAACCACAAGTAAATCATATTAACGCAATTAAAACTGATAATAGAATTGAAAATCTTGAATGGGTAACTTGTAAAGAAAATGTTAATCATGCAATAAAAATGGGGTTAAGGATAGAAGCTGGTAAATTAATAGGATTATGCAATATAAGAACAAAAAGCAAACAAACTTTAGATTTGTATACTGGAATTATATTTGATAGTTTAAAAATTGCTTGTAAATCATTAAATTTAAATTATAGTACACAGGCAAGCAGAATACGAGTTAAAATTAATACAAGATTACAATATATTTAAAATATAATTATGGGATTACTAGAAGAAATTAACATTGATTTACATAAAAGAGAACAAAAGGGAATTAAGACATATAACACTAAATTAGATGATGCAGATTTAAACAAAGAGCAGTTATTAAATCATTTATACGAGGAATTACTTGATTCGGTATTTTACATAAAAAAATTAATCAATGATAAAAGTTAAAGTTGCAGCTATCAAAAGCAATCCCAAAAATCCTAGATTAATAAAGGATGATAAATTTAAAAAACTTGTAAAGTCTATAAAGGATTTTCCTGAAATGGAATCAGTCCGTCCAATTGTAGTTAATAAAGATATGATTATACTTGGCGGTAATATGCGTTATAAAGCTATGATTGAATGCGGTTATAAAGAAGTTAATGTTGAAGTAGTTGACTGGAGCGAACAAAAGCAGAACGAATTTATTATTAAAGACAATGTTTCTTTTGGTTTAAATGATTGGGATATATTAGCTAATGAATGGGATATGGAACAACTTGAAGATTGGGGGATGGATTTACCTGTATTTGATTATAAAGAAATAGAAGCAGAAGAAGATGACTTTGATGTGCCTGATGGTGGATTAGAAACTGATATAGTAATAGGCGATTTATTTGAGATAGGAGAGCATAGGTTATTATGCGGAGATTCAACTGATAGCGATGCCGTAGAAAAGTTAATGAATGGGCAGAAGGCTGATATGGCACACAATGACCCACCATATGGAATGAAGAAAGAAAAGCAAGGAGTATTAAATGATAATCTTAATTATAATGATTTATTAGATTTTAATAGAGAATGGATTGGCTTACAATTTATGCACCTTAAAGAAAGCGGGAGTTGGTATTGTTGGGGTATTGATGAACCACTTATGGATATTTATAGCGAAATATTAAAGCCATACATTGCAGAACAAAAAGCAACATTTAGAAATTTAATTACTTGGGATAAAGGACACGGACAAGGTCAAAATTCAGATAATACAAGGAGTTATGCAATAGCAGATGAAAAATGTTTATTTGCTATGATGGGAGTGCAATCATTTGAATTTGAAAGAAATGAGCAAAAATATAATATAGTATTTGAAAAATTAAGATTGTATTTTGAAGATGAACGAAAAAAAAGTAAATTATCAGTAGAAGAATTATCAAAAATAGATAGTACAAGAGTATCGCATTATTGGGCTAAAAGTCAATGGGAATTTCCTACAAAAGAAGCTTATAAAAAAATACAAAACTATTGCATTGAAAATAATATAGATGCTTTTAAAAAGGAATACGAAGAACTTAAAAAGGAATACGAAGAACTTAAAAAGGAATATTATTCAACACGAGCATATTTTAATAATATACACGATAATTTTAATAATGTTTGGAAGTTTGAAAGGCATTTGCGACAAGGAGATGAAGGAGGACACGCAACACCTAAACCAATTCCATTATGTGAAAGAGCAATTAAATCAAGTTGCCCAGATAAAGGATTAGTTTTAGATGTATTTCTTGGTAGCGGTTCAACAATGGTAGCTGCTAATCAACTTAAACGCAAATGCTTTGGTATGGAACTTGACCCAAAGTATTGCCAAGTGATAGTAAAAAGAATGCTTAAACTAGAACCTACATTAAGGATTAAAAGAAATGGAATTGATGAAACGCAAAAATGGTTAGATGAACAAGTGTAATGATATAGTCCTAGAGATATACAACCATCCTGACCTAATAAAAGCAATTAGCAAAACAAAGCCTGAATCAATACAAGACGATTTGCGCCAAGAAATAGCAGTTAGCTTATTACTTCAGCCTTGTGATAAGATATCAGCTTTATTTGCCTCTAATAACTTATTACGATATGCTATTAAGATATGTTGGTTTATGGCTACTTCTAAAACATCAGAATTCTATTATAAATACAAAAAAAGTGATTTATTAAAGGCGGTTGAGTATTTTAATAGTCAATTAGATTTACCGATAATACCAGAAAGTTTAGCAGAAGAGGCAACAAAAGCGCTTACAAAGAATAACATAGATATTGAAACCGACCACGAAATAAGAATATTTAATAAATACGTAGAACTTGGAAGCAATAGAAAGGTAGCAGAGTATTACGGAATCCCAGTCAACCACGTTTGCAATATTACTAACAAAGTAAAAAAAGAATTAAAATGTATATTATTATCATAGCAGCCTTTACATTTGCTTATTACTTTATTAATGTATTTAATGGGCATATCATACTAAAACGGATATTTAAAATACCTTTAGTAAAACGATTAAGACCTTTTGACTGTATTCAATGCCTTACTGTTTGGTCAGCATTAGCATTTACGTTTCTACCTATTCATACAGTAGAAACAATAGCAGTAATATTTGCAGCAGGATTTATATCGATTAAAATAAAGTAGGGTAAAAGGTAGGTTAAAAAGTAGGTTAAAAAGTAGATACAAAAGTAGATACAAAAGCATGAACATAATAGGATTAACACATAAGGAATCAGGATGCGGATATCATAGAGTAATACTACCACTTGCTTTTATGGATGACATTAAAGGTTATGTAACCAACTTTATAACTGAAGATAAGACCGATAATTGGGATATTTTAGTTTATAATAGGATATGCCAATACGATATTAATTGGAACAAAACAAAGGAACTGCTTGGGTGTAAAGTAGTTATGGATATAGATGACCATTGGGATTTACCTTACAATCATATCAATTACCAATCTTATCAGGACATGGGTAAAAGGATTGAAACAAATATATCTGAAGCGGACTTAGTTACGGTTACCAATCAAGCATTATTGAATAAAGTAAAGCAGTTTACAGACAAGGCGGTAATAATGCCTAATGCTTTGCCTTATGGTATTAATCAGTTTACAGATATAAAAATAGAATCGGAAAAGATAAGATTATTTTGGTGCGGTAGTGTAAGTCATGAGAACGATATAAAAATACTTAGAGAACCACTTAAAAGATTAACTGGTAATATTCAAATGGTAATGGGTGGGTATAATGATAGCGACCCTTTAACTAAATCTATTTGGGATAGAATGTTTTCAATGTTTGCTGGTAGGCATCCATCGGTTAAACTACCATCAACAAGTCCTACTCAATACATGGATATGTATAATTATGCTGATATCGTTTTAATACCTTTGGAGGATAGCGAATGGCACGGATGCAAAAGCAATCTTAAAATATTAGAAGCAGCAGCAAAGAGATTGCCTGTTATCTGTTCAAATGTTGCACCTTATAATATGGATACTGATGCTCCTGTGTTATGGGTAAATAATCAAAAAGACTGGTTTAAATATATTAATTTATTAATCAATAATCCAAGCCTAAGGGAAAATTTAGGCAATGAACTATATGCGTGGGCGTCCAAAAGGTACAACTTCAAAGAAATTAATGAGCAAAGATTTAATGCCTACAAAAGCATTATTAGTTGAGAAAGCAGTAAATGAAATATTTGATAAGCATAGGCACTTTTACGATTTCTACCATAAGACAGGGGAGATAGTAAACTTTAATCATGATATTCAAAAAGAATTATTAAATGAGTATAGAAGGGTAAAGGATGCGTACTATCATTATAATACTAATTGTACTATATGTGTTATTGACTTCCTTAATTTAATTTACCGATGGTATGACATTCAAGCATAGTGGAGCAACTGGGGATATTATATTTAGCTTACCAACAATAAGAAAGATGGGGGGTGGTACTTTGTATATTACACCTTATAATCTGCAAAGGGCTGAAAGCATAGCACCATTTATTAAAATACAGGATTATATTGCCGATGTTATAGTAAGCGATAACCTGCCACATATTGATGTTGATTTAGATAAGTTTAGGGTATATGCAGGACATGATTCAAATTTGATTGAGGCGCATTTAAAGGCACAAAATTTAGTAGATAATAGTTGGAAAGATGGATGGCTAAGAATTGAAGATAATAAGCCTATAATCGATTACACGTATTCAGTAATTAATACAGGAAGCAATTACCTAGACCCTAACTTTGATTGGAACAAAGAAATTAAATACTTACTAACTTTAAGCGAAAGGGTTTTTTATTTAGGTTATAGGGGTGAATTTGATTTATTAAATAATAATGAAGCAGAATTTTTTGAATGTGATTTCTTAACTGCTGCTGAAATGATTTATTATGCTCAAATGTTTACAGGTGGATATTCTGCCTTGTCAACGATAGCAATGGGATTAGGTATTAATTACAGGATGGTTCAAGCACCTAACCATACTTGCAGCAGCTTATTAATGGAACGAGAAAAAATAGTTAATTTATGAGTTTAGAGAAACAACCACATGGAGGATTTTTAAATAGATACGAGAAAGGGGCAGCATGGAAAGGTAACCGTAATGGCAGACCTAGAAAGTACATTACCGAATTAGCGCCAATGGGTTATAAGAATGCTCAAGTAATGGATTGCATTCAGGTATTGATGGCAATGACAGTTGATGAACTGAAAGCGGTATGGGATAATAAAGAAAGCACGATATTAGAAAAGACCCTAGCAAATGCGCTAATTAAGTCAATGGCTAAAGGTTCGTTATATTCAGTTGATACTTTATTGAGCAGGGTATATGGTAAGCCAAAAGAAACAACGGCGGTAATACAGGATTCTAAAATAGAAGTTGTATTTGTTAAGGGTAAAACTATTCTATGATTTTAGAACTGCCTGAAGCACATAAAAATCAAACTAAAATACTTGAATCAAATGCAAGGTTTCGAGTTGTAATGTGCGGTAGAAGGTTTGGTAAATCTGAATTAAGTCAGGTAGAAATAATAAGCAATGCCATCCAAGGGATGAACGTTGCTTACATCACCCCTACATATAAACTAGCAAAAACATTTTTTGAGAAACTTACTCAATGCGTGCCTTTTGAAAACAACAAAAGCGATTTAACAATTCATTTTCCCAATATGGGAACTGTTGAATTTTTTACAGGCGAAAGACTAGATAACCTAAGAGGTAGAAAATTTCATTTAGTAGTAATAGACGAAGCAAGTTTTATACCTAACCTTGAAGATGGCTGGTTAAATTCAATCAGGCCAACGTTAACCGATTATCAAGGTAGAGCATTATTCCTATCTACTCCTAGAGGTAAGAACTATTTTTATTCGTTATACATGAAAGGTGGGCAAAGAGATTGGGAAAGTTTTAAATTTACCACTTATGACAATCCTTATATTTTAACATCAGAGATTAATGATGCAAAAGCACAGTTGCCATCAGTTGTATTTGAGCAGGAATACATGGCCAACCCTATGGAAAATGCAGCCAATCCATTTGGTAGTGAACACATTGCAAAGTGTACCTGTAATTTAAGTTACAATGAACCTATGTACTTTGGTATTGATTTGGCAAAGTCTGTGGATTGGACTGTTATAATAGGATTAGATAGTGATGGTAAAGTAAGTTACTATGAACGGTTCCAAAAAGATTGGCTTCAGACTAAAGAAACAATTAGACAGATAAGAAAGCACAAACATATTTTTATTGATAGTACTGGAGTAGGTGATGCAATTGTAGAGGACTTACAAAAGCACTTCAACGATATGACAGGGTTTAAATACACATCAACCAGCAAGCAGCAGTTAATGGAAAGCCTTGCAAGTTCAATTCATAAAGGCGAGATAGGATTTCCCGAAGGAGCAATAAAAGATGAATTAGAAATATTTGAATACTTATTTACATCAACAGGGGTAAGGTATTCTGCACCATCAGGATTCCATGATGACTGTGTTAATGCTTTAGCTTTAGCTAATAAATGCCGAATAGAAAACAAGGGAAGCGGTCAATATCATTTCATTTAATTACATTTTTCAAAAACTTATATAATAGATTATGACAATTAAGCAATTTCAAGAGTTGTACTATGTGGCTACTTCCGAAGATATGGACTTTGATAAGTCGATAAAGATGGTTGGGATAGTAACTAAAAAGACACCCGAGCAAGTAGAGGCAATGTCAATGATTCGGTTCAATTTACTTTGCGGCAGGGTGCATAATGAATTTAGGATATTTGAGAAAGACTTAATGAAGGGAAAGCCTAGAAAAATAGTAAGAGTAGGAAAGCGATTCTATAAAATTAATTACGATGTAGCAAAATGTAAAGCATCAACCTATGTTGAAGTGGCAACTTTTAGCACTGATATAATTCAGAACCTGCACAAAATAATGGCTTCAATAGTAACACCAGTTAGATTTAAATGGGGTAAGTGGGTTGAGCATGAAGAACTTGCAACGGATTTAGAGAAGATGGATTTTGAGGTTGCTTACCATGCAGCGGTTTTTTTTTACACTTTATTCAACGTATCAATGCAAGTTATCCAGCCTTATTTGGTAGCAGAGATGACAAAGAAAGGGATAGCGAAGGAGAAAGCGATGGAGGTGTTGACGATTTCACAAAACATTTTGGATGGCTTTACAATGCCAAGATGGTCGCAGACTTCGAAAGAATATCTATTGAATCGGTTTGGAATTTAAAAGTAATTAATTTTTTAAATGATTTGCTTTATTTAAAATTAAAACAGGATAAGGATAATGAGTATCTCAAAAAGTCAGCTTGATAATTTTGCTAAAATAGGTAAGTCAGATTATACTATTGATGATGCTTATGTGCCTGATTTAGATAATACAACATTGGCTTTTTTTGAACAATATGCTAAAACATTTTTTGATGAAATACAAATAGAACTAAAAGCAAAAAAAGTAAAAAGAGCAAGCGGTGATTTAGCAGATAACACAAAGGTAGTTGCAAATGAGGATGGAAGCGGTATAAAGATATCAATGATTAACTACTATGATTTTGTAAATAAGGGAGTTAAGGGTGTTGACGATTATTCAAATGCCCCAAATAGTCCGTATCAATATGAAACATATGGAATGCCCAAAAAGGCAAGGGATGGAATTAAAAAATACATACAAAGTGGAAAAGCAAGATTAAGATTAGAAACACCTAAAAAAACAATAATAGGTTCACAAAAAAAGACTGTTTCAATTAATTCGCAAGTTCAAACAATGGTTTATTTAATTAAGAAATGGGGTATAAAAACAACTAACTTTTTTGATAACGCAACGGAAAGAGTAACCAAAGATTTAAGTGAAGATTTAATGTATCTAATTGGAAAAACTATAATAGTAAAAATTGGGCAACCTAAAAAGAAAAGTAAATGAGTATAACAATTAATACCAATCCTGCAAGCGGAAGCACGGCACAAGATGACCTTTGGCACGTTGCTACAAGTACTGCTTCAGGTAGTACAGACATGAAGTATGTATTCGAAGTATATGTAGGTGGCAATAGAAAAATATCAGTTAGGCAATTCCCTGAACCTTCAACAGGAAAGGCATATTTTAATGCAGGTGCTACGGTGCGCAATAGTCTTACTTTTGCATGGTTTGAACCAGTTGGTACGGCATACGTTTACGAGCCAAATTTAAGCGGTGAAATGGCGGTACAATACGATATTAGAGTAGGTGAGGAAGTTAGCGGAATAACAACCTTCAATCTAGCATCAGGAACTACAACGGCATACAATTACAATGCCCCTTTACTAAAGCGAAGGGTATTAAGTTTGTCAGATAGATTAAACAAATGGTTAACCAATAGACCATTATATGCAAATACCAAACTAGGTGAAAATTTATATATTCCATTTTATACAAATGCAAACCTAAATTTAAAATGTGCAACCTATGATGGAAGTAATAATGTTATAGCATCAGCAACTGGAAGCACTACAACAATAGAGAATGGCTTTGTACAAATGAATATCGGTAGCGCTGCTATTGCAACCGAATTAG